GGTTTAACAGGACAAGTTGACCAATTTGGTAACAGGCTGACAGACGTTGAAGGCTTACAAAGAGGAGCTACAGATCAATTTGGACAAGGAATTGAAGCGTCACAAAGAGGTTTAGAGACTGGCGTAGATCAGTTTGGTAATAGATTAACAGATGTTGAGGGCCTACAAAGAGGATCCACAGACCAATTTGGTAGAAGATCTGCTGGTCTTGCTGGCAGAGGCATGTCAGATGTTGGTAAGTTTGAGCAAGGCCTAACAGATGTTGAAGGACTACAAAGGGGTTTGACTGACCAGTTTGGTAGAAGAACTGCTGGTATAGCTAGGCGTGGAGTTTCAGATGTAGATATGTTCTCACGCGGATTACAAGATCCAGAAAGTTTACTTAGAGGCACAGTTGGTGGTTATGACCAAGGTTTGACACAACAATTTTATAATCCTTTTGAAGATAGAGTAGTACAACAAACCATTGATGATGTATTAAAAGCTGGAGACAAGCAAGATATAGCTTCAAGAGCTCGTGAGATCAGCTCTGGTGCCTTTGGTGGTAGTAGAGCAAGACTTGGAGCAGAAGAACGTAGAGAGTCTTTAGGTAAAGGCTTAGCACAAGCATTAGGTAACATAAGATCACAAGGCTATCAATCAGCACAACAAACAGGTTTAGGTGAGTTTGCAAGACAGAAACAAGCAGAACGAGCTGCTGCTTCTGGCTTATCAGATATAGCAAGTCAAAGACTAGGAGCAGGTCAAAACCTATCTGGTATGCTTGCTAATTTATCTGGACAACAACTAGGAGCTCAACAGTCTCTTGCTGGAAACTTAGGATCTATGGCTTCTCAAAGACTCGGAGCTGGTCAACAGCTAACAGGTATGCTGAGAGGCTTGTCTAGTGAACAGTTAGCAGCACAACAATCGCTTGCATCTGGGTTAGGATCAATGGCTGGTCAAAGATTAGGTGCTACTAGAGGTTTAGAAGAATTTAGAAGAAGTGGTGCTGGTCAACAATTAGGTGCACAACAAGCATTGTCAGACAGGTTAAGTAATATAGCTGGTCAAAGATTAAGTGCAGGTCAAAACTTAGCTGAATTCCAAAGAGGTACTGCTGGTCAACAGTTGGCTTCACAACAAGCATTACAAAACTTATTACAAAGCTCTGCTGGTCAACAACTAAGTGCACAACAGCAATTAGGAAGTACCTTACGTGGGTTAACAGGTGATCAATTTGGAGCTCAACAACAACTTGCTTCAAGTCTTATGGGCTATGGTTCCGCAGGTGCTGGAGCTAGACAAAATTTAGCTAGTGGACTACTTGGTATTGGTCAACAAAGAGGTGCTGGTGCACAACAATTAGGACAATCTTTAGCTGGATTTGGACAGCAAATAGGCGGCATAGGTTCATCTCTTGATGCTCTGAGAAGAGGAGAAAGAGGCGAGCTTGCAGGATATGGTAGTATAGGTAGAGGTATTGCTGAGACTGGATTAGGTAGAATATACGAACAACAAGTTGGACAGCAGTACAGACCTATGCAAACACTAGGACAAATAGGTTCTATGTTACCTGGTTATCAAGCATCACAAACACAGATTGACTCTGGATACGGTATGCCAACAGATCCTTCAGCAGCAGGATTAGGTGCGGCATTTAGTGCCTACGGTGCTTTGGCTCCAAGACAAGGTAGTAGTTAATGAACTTCATGAATCGTAGAATGTTTGCAACAGGTGGTAGTGCCGAAAATCCATATTTTTATGTTGACGCACAAGGCGAAACTCAATATTTAGATCAAACAAAACTTGTACCTATACTAAGATCTACAGACATTACGGCTTTAGAGGCTTTAATACAAAATCCAGATGTTACATATAGTCCTGCCGCACAAGAAGTTTTTAGGCAAGTGGTTGGTGAAAGAAAAGCTACTTTTTCATCTACAGATCCATCTTTATTTAAATTTGGTGAATTTTTACCTGATAACCTAACAGGTTTGTCTGCATTGCGAGATATTGGAGGATTTGGTTTAGATTTTGCTGGGCAGGTTGGCGAAGGTATATATAATCTTGGTAGAAGTGTGTCTTCTGGTTTTGGAGAAAGATCTGTTGAAGATACAGAATTTGCACCGCAAGATGTGTTTCCTAGTGAAAGATTCCCAAACGTACCAGATACAATTACAGGTAGACCAGGAACTGATGAGGGGTTTATGTCTGGATTTGATAAGTCTGGTATTTTAAGAAGAGGATATACAAATCCCCAACTTGCTGCAATACTGAATAGATCTATGAGTGAAGTGCAAGATTTTTCTGAAGATATAGCTGCTATAGATAATGTTTCAACTCCTGTAACTGAAACAGAAACCGTTTTAGATACTGAATTACCAACAAGCATGACTGATATAGAAGAACTAAAACCATTAGTTCCTATAACTTTTGGTGAAACTATTGGTCAATCTTTTGCTCCAGGAACTGTAGGCTTTGAAGAACAAGAAGCTAGAAGACTTGCTTATCAACAAGAAATGATTGGCCGAGATGAGTTTGGTAACATTATTGAAAGACCAGATGAAGTATTATTACCACCAGATATTAAAGATGAAATAGATAAAACTTTACAAGAATTAACACCTATTGAGGTGTTAGTTGACACAAATAAGACAGAAGAGCAATCAAAAGCAGAAAATTTAAGCAAATTTAGTCCACCAGATTTAGAGTTAGCAAAAGTAGACTTAACTCCTGCACCGCCTGTAATACCAAAAGAAACTACAGGTGTCTTTGGGTCTGACAGATTTTTAGACTTTATAAGAAATGTTGGAAGTCAACTTGTAGCTACTGGTCAATTAGGTGAAGGATTAGCAACAGGTGCTGCAAAGGCAGCTGAAGAAAGAACAGCTAGGGATTTACTAGAAGAACAAGAAACCAAAAAATTTGAGAGAGATATGGATCTTGCTATCGCTATTGAAAAAATTAAAAGTCAGGGTTCAAATTTATTGAAGCCATCAGAACTTGGTGCGTTGCAAGAAGATGTTGATAGATTAAGCACAAATGTAAAAGATTATGGGGGCACAGAAGCTTCCATCCAAATAATGAACTCTGCAATAGATTTATTTGATGAAGCTATCAAAAATAATGTACCTATAACAGGGTTACCAGGATATGCAGTAAGAGGTATAGATCAATTAAAAGCATTTATGGGCTCTACAGATGAAAATGTTTCTGATTCAACTAAAATTGTTAATTACATAAACCAAGTAAAACAAAGAAGTATTAGAGAAATACTAAATGAATCTGGTCGTACTATATCTAATTTAGATAGAGATATAGTTAATGATGTTTTTGGCGAAATAAATTTAACAGACAAACCCTCAGAAATAAGAAAAAAATTATCTAACGCAAGAGAAAATTTAATCAGAAACAATGAAGACAAGAAAAGAAGTATTGAATCCACATATAGCATAGTTAGAAACCCTGCTTACCAAGGCGTAGGTATAAACGCAGTTACTCCTTTTGTAGATGATATATTAAGAATTATTTATGGCTCTGCTGCAGTCGCACAATCTAATAGCAGTGGTTCTCAACAAGGCATCATAGACATTGGTCTTGAGTCTACATAACAATGCCAACTTTTAGAGTAGGAATTGCACCAGGCGTTACACACGTAATTGATGCACTTAATGAAGATGAAGCAAGAAAAAAAACTAGAGCTGAAATAGCTAAAGGTGCCGTATCTCCATTCTATGATGATTTATATTTTGATTATGAAACAGGCGTAAATATCAAAGAAGGTATAGGTAAAGATTTAAGACAAAGATTAGGAAGAGCTGAAATATCAAAGGATCCAGATGATCCATACAAAGAACAAAATGCAGTTTTGCGTATGTTAATGGATGATTTAGAAAAATCTGATTCACCCTTACATCAAGAGGGTATATTACAAAATTCAGTTGGTGATGATGGGTTTATAAGAAACACAAAAGGCCAAGTTGCATTAACGCCTAGAGGTTTACAACTATTAGGATTGCCAGTACAACAAAGAAAACTACAAGATGGTAGTATTATTAATTTAAACACAATAGTAGACGAAAACTCATTTAATTTAAAAACAGGCGATTTGGCAGATTTTAGTGGTATTGCAGGGCCAGTTCTAACGACTGTGTTAGCTTTTCTACCACAAACAAAAATCTTGAAAGGTGTTACATCATTGCTAGGTAAAAGAGAAAGACTAGCAAGGACTTTAGTAGCTGGTGGTGCTTCTGCTCTTGGTAAAGGTGGTGAAGAGTATTTAGATGCACAAGAGGGTTTTCAATTACAAGATAGAGATGAAATAGAGGATCTATTAAAGGGTGAATTTGTATTAGGTTCTGTAGGTCAAGGTGTTTTTGGTGAAATACCAGGTGTAGTTTTTAAAAGTATTCTAGGTAAAAAAGCTCCATTAGAAAACCAAAGAGCAGGTTTTGTTTCATCCAGAAACTTAAGCTATATGGATGTTAAAAAGTTAGATAGGGAAAGCGTAGCGGCTGGAGGAAAATTTCTTACAAACAATCAAATATTAAAAGCAGCCAAAGATGGTAAAATAAAAACATTAGATTCAGACTATTCTAAAGGTTATCTACCATCAAGAGCTGTCTATGAACAAAAATTACCTGCACAATATCAAGCTATTTTTGAAAGAGTGCTAGGTGATAATAGAGTTAAATACAACATACCCTATCTTAGAGCAGCAACAAATGATGTCTTGCGAAACATAAAAAACGAAAGAACTGCTCTTAATCAAGGTATATCACAATCTTCTAAAAAAAGTTTGAATGAGCAAGTGAATACAGCTTTACAAGATTTAAGAGTCAAAGAACAAAATGTTACCGATTCATTGCGACAACTATTAGATGATGTTGGTGCAGATATTTTAAATGTAGGTAATTACAAGCAAATACCTACTGTAAGAGTGTTTGGTGAAGAATTAAAAGAAAATTTAGCAAAAGCACAAAGCGCTGCATTGGCACAAAGTGGTGAACTGTATCATGGTGTCGATACTAAACTTATTAATTTTAGAAATGATGAATTTATTTATGGTATTGATGGTTTAGGCCAACCGTTCAAACAAATTGATGAGGCAACTGGACAACCTCTATTAAAAAGTCAAAACGAACAAGCTAAATCTGTTGCTATAAACAAAGCAATAAATAATATTATTTTAAAACATCTTGAACGTGGTAAACGAATAGTAGAACTTGATGAAGCTAAAGGCACCATGCAAAAAATGGTAGACCCTCGTTCTGAAATTAAAAGTAACATAAGAACACAATTAGCAGATAGACTGGATGAAGCAATAGATTTAGCAAAAGCTGGTCAATATGATTTAAGAATGATTAGAAATGATGCTAATTATTTAAAAAGATTTCTTGGAGAAATTGCAAAAAGAAGCGATGAGAAAAAAATTATTACTGCTGTAAGTAGAATTTATGATGATTTTGGCGTGGGTGTTAATGGTCAAAAAAATGCAAACAGCATATTAACAGAAATAGCACAAGAAGGTGATAAAGCTATTGATGTAGCCTTGGCAAATACAGGCTTGCGTTTAGCTTCACAAGAAAAACAATTAATTAAAAGAGCTTTGTTAGACTTAGATGAAGCTAATCTTACACATTTTGAGAGAATGACACCATTTGATAACAAAAAAGTGCAACGTCTTGTGCAACAAGGTGGCGAAGGTGTTATTGGTGCAGATGATGCTTATGATATAGCATTGATAAATGGTAAATATGCAGATTTAGAAAATGTTTTTAAATCATTAAGTGATTACGATGAATATGTAAGTTTAAGTCCAAAGTTAAGAAAAACTGATGCTGCAGGAAATACAATAAATAATTATTATGAAAAAAAATTAAAAGCTGATTTAAAAAATAGGTTGTTTTCAGACGCACTATATGAATCTACTAAAGATGAACTTACTGATGTAAATTTTGCACAGTTTGCCAGAGAGATATTAAGGTTTGAAAAAACACACAAGGGTAAGTTTGATTTATTATTTACTGATCCTGTAACAAAAAGAAATACTGGAGAAACGGTTAGAGCTACAATAAATCAATTAAACGAAATTGGTTTTAATCCAAAACCACAACAATTAAGAAAGATAATTAACGATATTACAGACAGAAACGCCACAAAAGGACTTAATCCTAGCGACCAAGGTAAGCTGTTTGTTCAATCTCTAAAAGATTTAGCTGATGCAACTGAAGAGAGAATGAGGTTTGAAAAAACTAGAGCTATATCAGATTTACCAAACAAGACTATAGAAGAAACCGTAAATACTATATTTAGACCAGGGTCTGCATCTGTAATAAATACACTTAAAAACACTGTAGATGACAAAGTATTTAATGATATACAACAAGCAAGTATGCAAAAACTTTTATCTAAATCTATTGATTTAAACGGAGAAGGCAAGGTTACAGACTTATTTAAATCTACTAACCTCAAAACTTCTTTAGATTCTATTGGTGATGAAACATTAGATTCAATGTTTGGCAGTGAAACTAGAAGAGGTTTGCGTGATTTACAACAACAAATAGAATTTTTATCTGGCGGAGAGCCAGGAAAGGGTGGTGCTGCAGGTGCTTTGATTGCTGCGGGTTTATCTGCAGCTATTGTTTTTCAACCATTAACCGCTTTACCTACTGTAGCTGGGCTTGCGATTGCAAGGTCTTTATTAACATATCCACCCTTTGTACGTTTAATGTCACGATCTGATCAAGGATCTATTAGTCAAGCTTTACAGATATTTAACACCACATTAAGACAGTTTGGATTAAGAATGGTAGATGGCAACATAATTTCTATCAGTTCTGGTGCTGTAGATGTGCTTGACGATGCTTATGATCTAGGTAAAGAAGCTATTGGTATAACAGATGATGATGTCCAAGGACAAGCTGATCAAGGTCTTAATATGTTTCAAAAACTCAGAGAACAAGTTACAGCTCCTATTAAAGAGCTACCACAACTACCACAAGTAAATACTATCCAAGCATCTATGGATCCAATGTCTCAAGAACGTATAGACTTTGCAGAACAGGTAGCAGGTAGGCCAATAGTTTAATTATCTTCAA